TTAGGAAATTTATGTTTAATTAAAAGATCACATTTACATGTGCAAATGTATACGCACTGAAGGAAAATAAGCACGTACTACTGGTTTTAAAATATTTGGGACTGCATATATCATTTGATTTCCAAAATCACATGAGCCCACATTGATACACATATTCGAAACTGAATTTTCCTTACACCATGTATCAATTTTCATAAAAGATTTTACCATGTTTATCGCTGATCTAAAAGCGTCATCCTCACAATTCTTGGACACAAGAAATATTGTTTTCGACTTCCTGTGGAAAAAGAATGAGCCAAGGTTACACTTTTTGATACTATTCTTTATAAATTGAATTTGATCCAAATTTTTAACTCGTTGTTGCAAAAATTTGTCCAATTCATCTGATGACTCACTTTTGTAAGCTGTTTGTAATACCCAATTGGTATCACACTCATTTGACGTTTCCCATTCAGGTTCAATATCATTCACTTTAGCATAATACTCCTCCCACTGCAAAAACCGATATGGAACATTTTTCCTCATACAAGCTGATCTCAAACGAGGCATCCATTCATCAAATTTTTCACGCCCATGTAATGACAGTTCACGCAAAGCAACATCTACATTGGCCATTGTTATGTCCATTGACTGAGTTCCTTTCTTTGTCCATTGCGGAATTTCCAAGATTACATCCATATCTAGAGGAGCTACATGACGTTGTAGCACATCACAAAATTTGAATTTGCGTTTCAAATAATTGACCTGTTCCAAATCGCGAATAACTACTATTTGTCCTGTTTTCAATTCGTCGGTATATACATGACCAAACACCAACAATGCATCAGTAAGAGTTGTTTGATTAAACCATTCAACAATCAGCTGACTTACTGCTATTAAATTGTCATCACCATATGCCACCATTGCCACAAATTTGTTAAAACATTCCATACTTGCCAATCCTGCTCCGAGTTGTTTCTTAGCACATTCCAAATATCCCATTCGAACAATAACAGCACCATATATTGAATTCAATACAGCCGTGAGAGGGCATCCTGATGGCTGCGAATGATTCGCCTGCCACACTGTTTTCCCACACAAATGAACTGCATTCACAATATGAGTCCACAATGTATACCGAATGGCAATGTTTTCTTCTCCATCGTCATACCAATCATTGATTGCATCCAAAATTGCCCACAAAACTTGTGATAATAAAGATCCATCAAAATTTTCATAATCTCCTGCTATGACATTGCAGTGTTTCTTTCCTTCCGCATCTGTCCACCTTCCTCTTGAGAACAATTTTCGGACAATTTCTTCAACATCCGTAGAAAATACGTTTGTGCCTACGCTCACATCATTAGCATTTCTCCCTTCCATAACATGTGCGGCGAATCCCAAAAAATATTTACGGATTGCCAATGTTAGGTGGACTGGACCAGCTGTAAAAACTCGCGTCTTTCCTGATAAAACTTTAGCTATTGGTCGTCGTTCATCTTTCAATGTGTCCGTCCAATAAACATTCGCCTGAATTCCTCTCTGACAGTCTGCAACAAGTTGATCAACATCCGCAAATATGCGTTCCGCTTGAGGGGTATTCAGTGTGTATTCATCAAAGCCAAAAGCATTTTTCTTTCCTTCTGATCCTTTCCACATCACATTATATGGGAATCCCAATGATGTTTTTCGATTTATTGGAGCTAAAAATTGTTCTCCATCAACACCCACAACACTCTCTTCATTCGTCAAGACACGTTTGAACCTGCGATCTTGTTCATCATTTGTTTTGAAATTTTCAAATACATCAAAAACACACGCCTTGATTAATTTTGGATTTACATATGGAGTCTGTTTACCAAACTTTCGCAAGCCTATTTCCATTGGATTAATTCCATTCAAGGGTCTCATTTGAGTTGGTAGCGTGGTATGTTCTTTATAAACATCATGTAAAACTGATTCTGTTATTTTTGTATTACCACCAGATGACACTCCCACATCGAGATCTCCAAAGATGTGTAAATTTGCATTTAACGGAACATCAGAATTTTCATTTCTACTAACCATATCTGGAAGTTCTA